AAACCAGAACATTGTTTACCTCTTAAAACCAAATCCAATGAGCGCCTTGAATTTCTGGGTGATGGCGTTTTAGAACTTATTACAAAATATTATTTATATAAACGCTTTCCTAAAGCAGATGAAGGATTTATGACAGAAAAAAAGATTGCATTGGTTAAAAATGAGCATATTGGAAAAGTAGCTCTTGAAATGGGCCTAAACAAATATTATGTTATTTCACGGCACGCAGAAGAGAAAAATATTCGCAATAATTTGAAAAAATTGGGATGCTTATTTGAAGCATTTATTGGTGCTATTTTCCTAGACTTCAATCGCATATCTATTAACGATGAATATGGGTGGTTTACAAATGTATTTAATTGCGGTCCGGGATTACAAATGGCGCAAATTTTTGTAGAAAATGTATTCGAAAAGCATGTTGATTGGACTAATTTAATCAATAATGATGATAATTATAAAAATAAGCTTCAAGTAATTATTCAAAAAGAATTCAAAATTACACCAGACTATGTAGAACTAAAAACTCCTAAAATGGACGACGACGACGACAATGATAAATTATATGTAATGGGGCTCTATATTTGTTTTGGACAAAATATTCATAATGCCAAAATTGCTAATGCACATAATTATGAACAATTAGGGTCATTTAAAGCAATTCACGAGCTACTCGAAAAGCAAGACAAATTATTAGTATTTTTAACAAAAGCAGAGCACAAAATCAAGAAAAAGGCTGAGCAAATTGCGTGCGACCAAGCTATTAGATTAATTGAAAAATAGTATTGCCTTTATAATATGATATAATAAATTTAATAATATTTTCAGTAATATCTTCAGATAGATATAGGTGACGAATTACTAAACCTGTTTGCTTTGTAATTTAATAAAATCAATATTAAAAATTAATCTATAACATAGAAATGTTTGAACTAACATAAAAATAAAAAAAACAATATAAGTTGGTCTGTTAGTATTTTTTAAATATTTTTCAAATATATAATTTGCAAATGTTTTGTTAAATAATTCTAAAAAAGGGGTTATATTATCAGTTAGAGTAGCATCACAATTAGCTTTGTTGTGGTGTAATTTATCTATTATACAACCATTAAAAATTATCCAACTAAAAGCTACTACTAATGGTATCCATGCTATATATTTAATATATATTAATGGTAAGAATATAAAAATCAATAGTACTATTATAAGCATTAAGTAATGTAGCATTCCAAGTAACTTTTTAGTTAAAATCATAATTATGATATAATTATATTTTTTTTTCCTAAATATTTTTAAACATTAAGCAAAATGCATAACGCAATAACGCACTAAATCAAATATTTTTTTATTATGCTAATATATAATATAAAAAAAATGGGACTATGTAAATATAGAGACATATTTGGAAAAGTGGGAACAGGAGTACATTCAATAAGATTGTTTGATATTGCAGTTGTTGATACACTATTAACATTGTTACTCGCATATGTCATAAATCTCTATTTGAAAAGTAATTTGTTAGTAATATTTGTTGTATTAATGGTTGCTTCAATATTAATTCATAAAGCCTTTTGTGTAGAAACAACACTGACAAAAATGTTCTTTTCTTTTAAATAAATAATAATATAAGAACAAAACCAAAATAATATAAAAATGGCTTCTACAATTAGTTCGCCTAAATTAAAAATGATCGATTTGTTTGCTGGAACTGGAGCATTTAGTTATGCTTTTGAAAAAACAGGCAAAGTAGAGTGTGTATTTTCAAACGATCTCGCATTATGGTCTAAAGAAATATATGATTTAAACTTTACACATAAACTAACTCTAGGCAATTTAAATGATATAAAACCAGAAACACTACCTGCACACACTATTTTAACAGGTGGGTTTCCTTGTCAGCCATTTAGTATTGCTGGAAAACAAGAAGGGTTTCAAGACGAACGAGCAAACGTATTTTGGAAGATTTTATCCATCATAGATTTTCATAAGCCGTCTTATGTTATTCTAGAAAATGTTAAAAATTTAGTATCACACGATGACGGAAAAACGTTTGAAACAATAAAAAACAATTTAACACAGCGTGGCTATTATTTATGCTTTAAGGTTCTTGATACAGCAGAAATTACCGGCATCCCGCAACATCGTGAGCGAATATATATTGTTTGTATGAAATCTAAAGACCTATATTCTAAATTTTCATTAGACTTTCCAAGTGTGCCAAAGGCTCAAATAGTATCTTTATTAGAAAGAGAAACAGAGATCCCTTCAAAATATTATTATACATCTAGGTCATTGACGTGGGATTTGGTTAAAAATAATGTTGTAAAAAAAAACACAGTATATCAATATAGGCGAGTATATGTTCGTGAAAATAAGAGCAATGAGTGCCCTACATTAACTGCAAATATGGGCACAGGTGGGCATAATGTTCCATTAATATTAGATAATAAAGGCATAAGAAAATTAACACCTCGCGAATGCTTCAATTTTCAAGGATTTCCTTCTTCCTACAAATTACCGCCACTATCGGATACAAATTTATACAAACTTGCAGGTAATGCTGTATCTGTGCCGGTTGTTGAACTCATTGCACAACGACTAATGTCCTTGATTATTGAATAAATATAATTTTATTTTTAGAATAACATTAATCATTAAGTAAAATATTAAAAATACTTATTATTATATATTATTTAATTATATATAATAATGATAAATGAGACTTTGGAACAGTTAAAAATAAAGCCCATACCAAAAAAACCCCAACAATTCCAAGTAGTGCTACAAATACCTAGCGAAGGTGTTGCGCCAAATATTATTGATAAAACAAGCGAACACTTAATAAATAGAGAGCAATTTTTTAGTGATCTTCAAGAAAATTTAGGAGTTGTTCAAAAAGATTACAAAAAAAGTAAAAAACCCAGCGCTACAATAAAAGAAGAGCTTTTGCAAACATCTAACCAAGAAATAGAAAGTAAAAAACAAGAGTCCAAGCCTAAGCCTAAAATTTATGATCCCGAAAATACACTAACCCAAATTGTTAAAACAGCACAGCAAATTATTATTAAAGAAGCATCTAACACAGCTTTAAAACAATCCAAAACAAATTTACCATCACAACAGAGATTAACACCTAAACCAGGATCACTAACTCTAGAAAAAGAAAAAGAAAAAGAAAAAACTAAAAAGACGCAAGCCGAAACTATTGACGAAACTTTAATTATTCCAAAAGACCTTCGCCTAGGCAAAACACTTTATACAAATCGAATTCCTAAATTAGAACCCAATGTATTAATAAAAGCGTCTAATTATTATTTGTATAACAGAGAGATTTTTATTAGTTTTATTAATTCCCTCTTTGAACCTTATAAGCAACAATTATTAAAGGAAGAGCAAGATATGTTGTCAGGTAAAGCGTCAATAAGTTGCGCCACCAATGACAGCTCTAATTTTTCTCTCTTAATTCATCAAAAGATTGTGCGAGATTATATAAATATTTATACGCCATATAGAGGGCTCTTGCTATATCATGGGCTTGGATCAGGTAAAACGTGCTCTTCTATTGCTATTGCTGAGGGGATTAAAAATGATAAAAAAGTCCTAATATTGACACCAGCCTCGCTAAGGGACAATTATGTTGAAGAATTGAAAAAATGCGGCGACTTTATGTATAAGAAAAATCAATTTTGGGAGTTTATAGATACCAAAGCAAACCCGCAATACTTAGAATATTTAAGCTCATTGCTAAAGTTATCTCAAGAATATATAGCTAGTAACGGTGGAGCCTGGTTTATTAATGTGAAAAAAGAGCCGAATTATGACAGTCTGGATTTTGAGGACCAAAAGAAAATAAATTCGCAATTAGACAAAATGATAAATCACAAATACCAATTTATAAGCTATAACGGCTTACGAAGCTCTCACTTAAACGGAATGACTTATGGCGGAACAATAAACCCTTTTTCTAATAAAGTGATCATTATTGACGAAGCCCACAATTTTATTAGCCGAATAGTGAATAAATTGAACCACAAAACCTCATTATCAATGAAATTATATAATTATTTGATGGACGCAGAAAATTGCAAAATCATATTGCTGACCGGCACACCAATAATCAACTATCCAAATGAAATAGCAATATTATTCAACATTTTACGCGGCACAATTAGGAGCTATACTTGCAAGCTAATATTAGATAAGAAAACGATGACTAAAGAAAAATTAGAGGGTATCTTTAAAACCGCAAATATATTAAATTATGTAGACCTTATAGAATATAACGCAGTTAGCTATGAAGTTACTATTACGCAAAACCCTTTTGGTTACGTTAGATCGGACACAAATAAAAATAAGCTAACATATTCAAGCGATGTATTGTCGAGCGACCAATTTATGCAAAAAATAAAGGAGGCGCTAGAGGCGCAATCTCTCAAAATTGCTGGCAACAAAATAAATATAAATGGATATAAAGCTCTTCCTGATAATTTCGACGACTTTAAATCCCTATTTATTAGTGCAAATAATTCGATAAATAATCCGTCTATGTTTAAAATGCGTATAATTGGACTAACGTCTTATTTTAGAAGCGCTCAAGAGCAGTTGATGCCTAAATACTCGCATTCGAATATCGACGACTTTAAAATAATTAAAATTCCTATGAGCGACTTTCAGTTTGGCGTTTATGAAGAAGCCCGCGTTCAAGAGCGCAAATTAGAGGAGTCTAATAAAAAGAAGAAGTCTAAGAAAACGAAGACTGGCGCACAAGGCGACGACCTTTATAGCGATAGTGTGTCGACATATCGCATTTTCTCTCGCGCATTTTGTAATTTTGTATTTCCGAAGCCAGCTATAAAACGGCCTATGCCAAATAACGATGAAACGCTAGAAACCACATTAGAAAATATGTCTGCATTAGATGATGACGAAGTTATTGGTAAAAATCTCTCTGAAGATGTTATAGATGACCTAAGTGTTGCTGAAAAATTGGACAATATAGATGGCAAATATGACGCCGATGACATTAAGGAGTTGGAGCAAGACGCAGCCGCTCAAAAATTGGGCGACCTAAGTTATAGCAAACGTATTGCAGAAGCACTTAAAGAGCTTGAGAAAAATGCTGCCAAATATTTATCTAAAGAAGGACTGCAACTTTATAGCCCCAAATTTTTGCATATTTTAGAAAATATTATTGATAGCGACCACAAAGGTATTCATTTATTATATTCGCAATTCAAAACATTAGAAGGCATAGGTATTTTGAAGTTGGTTTTAAAGGAAAATAGCTTTGCTGAGTTTAAGATCAAGAAAAATGAGACCGGCGAATATATTTTAAATGTAGCCAGCGAAGATATGAATAAGCCTATGTTTGCTTCTTATACTGGGTCAGAAACCCCTGAAGAGCGCGAAATTATTAAAAATGTATTAAATAGCAATTGGAAACTTGTTCCGTCGTCGCTAGTAAAAACGCTGCAAATGCTGTCAGAAAATAATTACATGGGGCAAATAATAAAGGTGCTAATGATTACGTCGTCGGGCGCGGAAGGTATTAGTTTGAAGAATGTGCGTTATGTCCATATTACCGAGCCTTATTGGCATCCCGTGCGTATTCACCAAGTTATTGGTCGCGCGCGGCGCATTTGTAGTCATAGCGATTTGCCTAAAGAGCTGCAAACTGTAAATGTGTTTTTATATTTAATGGTTTTTAGCGAGCAACAGTTGTCTAGCGACTTATCTATTGAGTTGAGACTAAAAGATATATCGAAAAAAAATAAGAAGCAAGTCATTACAAGCGATGAATATTTATATGAAATTTCGAGCATAAAAGAGGAAATTAATGCCTCGCTCTTGCAAAGTGTTAAGGAGTCGGCAATAGACTGTAGTATTCATACGCGGGCTTCAAGTACTGAAAAAGACGTCAAATGCTTTGTAATAGGTAATCCAAGCGAAAGCAAATATATATATACTCCAAACATAGAGGCTCAAGATAAAGACGAAGGTATGAAACTAAACAAGAAAAAACAAGTATTAAAACTAAATGAATTAGTATTAAATAAAATTAAATACGCGTATAATAAAGAAACACAAGAGCTCTATGATTATGACAGTTTCTTGAAAAATGAATTATTGCTTGTAGGTAAGTTAGTCACACAAGACAACGGCGCCTATAAGTTGGAGAAGGTTTAATATTTAATATTTAACATTTAACATAAACGCCCGTATGCTATAATATAACTAAACATTAATAAAGCCCAAATTAGCCCAATACCTAACAAATCTTGAAGCATATCTACAAAAGGGCTTCTGTACATTATTTAATGTTTTTATTGTTAATATTTAACTCTAACAATAAAAATAATTAAATCAATTTTTTATATTCAAATATTGAGAGATTTAATGCATAGCGCCCTTAATAGTTTTACGCCTATTTTTTAAGTTGTTTTAATAAATATTTAAAACTAAAGCTTTTTTAAATATTTTGTATTTATATATGGCAACATTTAGAAAGAAACGTTCTAGACAATATAGAAGAAGAAATACAAGAAGAAATATACGAAGAAATACAAGAAGAAAATATATTAAGGCAAGAAAATCTAGAATTAATAGGCGCAGTAGAAAATCACTTGAAGGAGGATTAAAGTTTCCATCTTTTTCTTCTTTTGCACCATCTTTTTTAACACGAAGAAAAGTCGGAATCGCCCCCACCGATGTTCTAACGCCAACAACACAAGGCAATGCTGACAGCGTTGTTTCAACACCAATAATACAAGGCAATGCTGACGCCGATGGTTCAACACCAATAACACAAGGCAATGCTGACAATGTTGTTTCAACAACAACAACACAAGACAGTGCTACTCCCGACGATGCAATATTAAGAGGCAACAACAAATACGAAACTGATGTATTTTCTCAAGATATACTACGCCATTTACACAGTGACTCCCGTATCAATCGATATATTCACAAATCACGTAATGATTTCATACATGACAAACAAAATAAAATACTAAAAGTATCAGAAAATAATCGAGATAAGGAGTTGAATGGGAAGGATAATTATGAATGGGAAGGATAATTATGAATGGTAGTTTGAATTGTGGATGCTAGACCGATAAGGGCAGGTTGACTACTTATAAGGATTAAATAATAACTTGTTCCATTGTTAATACATTAATCATTCTTTCTTTAAATAGTATTCAATTTCTCCATTATTAGCATTTGGTTAGCTAATAGTTGTTTTAATTGACTAGACAGCTTATCTATTTTACTATGCAGTTCATAGTCTATATTTAGGTTTTTTAAAGAATTGTTGGCATTAAATTGAGAGATTTCTTCTAGTTCTTTTTCTTTTTCCACAAGCAAGCCCACGTTTAAATCGACTACTTCAATAGGAGGAGGAGGAAAAGTAATAGATCTTTCTTTTTGTATTCTTTCTAATAGCTCATTCATATTATTACTAGTTAAGGGTTCGTCTTCTTTAACATCGCTAAAATCTATTACTTCGGGCTTTTTCAATGTTATAAGCTCACTAAAGCTCACCTTTTTAGCACTAAGTTCTTTATCAAATTCTTCTAGTTTTTCGGCTTTTAACGTTTCTTTGATTTCAATGGGAGTTAATAATGATTTTTTATAATTAGCTATAGTTGTTACCATATTTTGCAATATAATTTTATTTATAGCAATAATATTTTTAGGGTCGCTAATAGTATTAGAAGAAAGCTCTCTGTTTTCATCTAAACTTTTTAGTATTGTTTTTTCAAATAACATTTGAATATTATTAAAATCTGTTTCAGGTATATTATTAAATACTTTATTGTTATATAATACATTCCATAAAACCTCTTTATTTTCCTTACTTGTTATAAAACTTGCGTTGCTATTTAATCTTGCATTGCTATTTAATCTTGCTGCCATTTATTTTTAGTATACTACAAATTAAACACTTTAATTTATAATTTATATAAAAATATAATGTTTTATTTTATATAAATATATAATGCTTAAATTAGCACTACTATTTTTAGGAATTCAGTATGCCTCGTTTTTTTCTATGCCACTAAATACTCCTAAAACACAAGTCAATTTACATTTGGAACGATTTAATGATGACTTCAATTTATATCATATTGGAATAAGCTTTAAAAATAATAATAGTTTATTAAGATATGATTATCGCCCTTTTTGTGAACCAAATAAGTGCAACTTTAAAACAGTTAATACTATTAGTATAAATAATGATGCTAATGCTATAAGTGTAAATAGTAATGGTGCAGTTGCTTCAAATAAACAGCTAACATTTATCGATAAGCTATATAGATTTTATATTCCAGAAAATGTTCCAAATAAAACCATATATTGGGGTGAAACCAGCAAATCATTGGAAGAAGTGGAGCAATTTGAAAAAACTCTACCAAAAAAATATATATTAGGTATTAACGATTGTCGCCATTATGTAAATCGCATTTCATTATGGGCTCTAAATAAACGCACTCCTATATGGAGCTTAGAAAAATTATGGAACATTACGCATACACATACAAATTTGTCTTAATTATAACATATTAATTACTAATTTTTGTATTTAGTAATTTTTCATTTTGTTTTTATATAGTTTTAATATATAAACAAAATGCCATCGCGTTCATCAAGCCCACCAAGCCCATCAAGTCCATTAAGTCCAGCGTGTGCATACCCTAAACCTCGTGATGTAAGTTTTGGTAGTAATAGGAACGCAAATAGGAGAAGAAAAGCGGCAGCAGCAGAGTGTGAGAGGGAAAAGGAAGAGGAAGCGCGACGCAAACAATCCACTAGCTATACAAGTAGAAAGGCAAAAGGAAGAAGACGACGCAAAGGTACTAGAAGAAGACGTAGACATTAAAAAAAATTTGCATTATTATAACATATAACATATTAATTATTAATTATTTAAAAATTGAATAATTAATATACAACTATTAAGTAATGCATTATAGCCAAGTTATGGAGTTAGCAAAATTAACTAAAGCTGAGCTTATGTTACAATGCGAGCAACAAGGAATTACAAATTATAAATCAAAAAGCAAAGACGCACTAATTAAATTACTTGAACATAAAGCTAGTATTGAAAAAAGTATTGCTAATCCTAATCCTTCTATTAGAATTGAAAATATGTGCGGGCTAGAATATTTAAAAACGTTAGACCCTAACTCTATTGATTTAATATTAACAGACCCGCCTTATATTATATCTAAGTCGAGTGGTCTAGATAAGCATTATAATAATGTTAAATATAATGAAGCTAATGACATTAATGAGGTAAAGTCAGAAGAAGAATGGACAAATTATAAACTGCAAAATACTATTGAAGACGACACGCATAAAAGCAATTATATTAAATATGGGTCAATATATGGAAAAAAATATTGCGTTAAAACTGACTACGGGTCTTGGGATAGTGATTTTAGTCTAGCTACTTTGGAAAAGTTTATTGAGCTTTATTATAGCAAACTAAAAAAAGGCGGTACATTAATAATGTTCTTTGACTTATGGAAAATTACAAACCTAAAAGACTTATTAGAAAAATACAATTTTAAGCAGCTTAGGTTTATTGAGTGGATTAAGACTAATCCGCAACCAAGAAATAGTAAAGTCAATTATTTAACTAATACTAGAGAGATCGCACTATTAGGTGTTAAAGACAGCAATCCAACATTTAATAGCAGTTATGACAACGGCATTTATAGTTATCCGTTACAAGGCGGTAAAAATAGGTTTCATCCTACGCAAAAGAGTTTAGCGCTATTTGAAGAACTCATTAAAAAACATTCGAATGAAGGCGACATTGTATTAGATACATTTTTAGGGTCTGGAACAACTGCGCTAGCTTGTAAAAACACTAAGCGACTATTTAAAGGCTGCGAAATTGATAAAACATATTATGACAAAATAGTGACGCTTTTACAGTAAAAATAAAAAAAGGGAGACTATAAACTATATATATAAACAATATAAAGGCTAGTGTATAAATTATACTTGGGTTATAAAGTAACAATTGTAAAATGTTGCCCAAACACTGTAAGCAAATTTTCAAATGCCCAGCGAAATTTAATGCAGTCGCGATTTTTATGCACTTGAAATTCGCCAATAGTTACTCCATTTATGCTAATAGACGAACTTTCATTCCATAGCTTTTTTTTAATATTATGACTAAAGTTAATGTTATTGGCTGACCAATTTAGTTCTTCTTTTAATACTATAAAGGCTAGCACATCACTATGTTTATTATAATATAATATAGGACAATCAAAAGTATGCGCACTATAGACTTGTAATAAATTAGCTATGTTATTACTAATAAAGAGCTTGATTTGGTCTAAGCCTATGCTTTGGTCAAGTGCGAAAAACTCGCAAAACTTTTTGCGTGAGGGTTGCCCTAATACTTGCGGACAAACTTTACCAGTCTTATTTTTGCTCGTTTTAGCGCTTAAGTGGATTAAAGGGTTGTCTACACATTCAAAATCATATTTGCTTCCGTATCTTGCGCAATGCCTAATGTTATAAGGAAAGACATTTTTAAGATTGCTAAGTCTGTTTTTGAGAGAATGCGCTTCAGCTAAACTATATTTGTAAGTTCCATCATAAGGCGTTTCATAATATAAACAAATAGCCATTTCGAACATTTTGCCCAAATCTTCAGTAAGCACCTTTTTGGTTGTTGTTGCTGCCATAATAGATTATTATTAATGTTATAAGTCTAATAATAATAATCATAATCTTTAATTCAATTTTTATTGGGTTAATGATAAAAATATTTAAAAATTGATTTATTATTATACTAACTTCATATAAAGTATAATAATATGAGTAAACCTAAAATTAGATATAATAATGAATTATTACAAAAATATTTTTTGGAAAATAATATTAATTCAACAACCGATTATAGTAAAGTAAATCTTACTCATAAATATAGAATTAAAGAAAAATGTTTAGAATGTGATGATTTATGTGATAAAACGTTTATTAATTTAAGAAATACTGGGTGTTATTGTAAAAAACATACAACACAAAATAAAATAAATAGAATAAAAGCAACATGTTTAGAAAAATATGGATATGAAAATCCTTTACAATCACAACAAGGAAAAGATAAAATTAAAGCAACTTGTTTAGAAAAATATGGTTGTGAAAATCCTTCTCAATCACAAAAAGTAAAAGATAAAATGAAAGCAACTATGTTAGAACGACATGGTGTTGAAAATGCTTCTCAATCACAAGAAGTAAGAAATAAAAGAAAAGAAACATGTTTAGAAAAATATGGTTGTGAAAATCCTTCTCAATCACAAGAAGTAAAAGATAAAATGAAAGCAACTATGTTAGAACGACATGGCGTTGAAAATGCTTCACAATCACAAGAAATAAAAGATAAAAGAAAAGAAACTTGTTTGGAAAAATATGGTTGTGAAAATCCTTTACAATCACAAGAAGTAAAAATTAAAAGTAAAACCACGAATTTAGAAAGGTTTGGTGTCGAATATCCTTCACAATCACAAGAAATAAAAAATAAAGTGAAAGCAACTAATTTAGAAAGATTAGGTGTTGAATGTCCTTTTCAATCAGAAGAAGTAAAAAATAAAAGTAAAGCAACTAATTTAGAAAGATTAGGTGTTGAATGCCCTTTTCAATCAGAAGAAGTAAAAATTAAAATGAAAGCAACTAATTTGGAAAGATTAGGTGTTGAATATCCCACACAATCACAAGAAGTAAGAACTAAATGCAAAACAACTTGTTTGCAAAGGTTTGGCGTTGAACATCCAGCACAAAATGCAGAAATATCAGAAAAAGGGTCTAAAAATGCATACAAAGGTTATGATTATGCATTTCCATCAGGAAGAATTGAGAGAATACAAGGATATGAAAAATACATGTTAAATGATTTATTATTTAAAGAAAATGTAAAAGAAAATGATATTATATTAAAGAGAAGTGAGGTTCCTATTATTTGGTATAAAGATGCTAATGGTAAAAAACGTAGATATTTTGTTGATTGTTTTATTAAATCACAAAATAGATGTATTGAAGTAAAATCAACATGGACTGCTGAAAAGAAACAAGACATTATTTATTTAAAGCAACAAGCATTAAAAGATGCAGGTTATTTATGTGAGATTTGGATTTATGATTCAAAAGGAGAAATAGTAGAAAAAATACTATAAATTATTATTAATCAAGAAACACCGAATTCATTTTTATGTTTGCCTCATTATAATATTTTTTCCTATATTTTTTCATTGTGCTGTCTTTTATGCGTGTATTTTTAAAATAACTATAAGTTTTATTTTCTTGCAATAATTCTATTATAAAATATAGTGCATACATACCACATTGCCCGTCGCCATATTGATGAGTAAAACCTTCATTATCATCTATTGTTAATTGTATATTTAAATTGCGCGCTTGATCCACTATTCTGTTAATTAATACTTTTACTTGTTTTGGCATTTTTGAACCATTACTATCAAAGTAAAAAATGAATTTTTTAGTCAAATCAACAAATAAAGATATCCAATGTTTTCCTGACTTATTATGCGGATCAGTGTTAAATATTACTCCTATTTTGCTAATCTTATTTTTAATATGATTTTCTAAATTAAAATTACATAATTGCTCCCACACGCAAGTTGAAAACATTTCTTTTGCATCAAAATCTATAGGTGTCGGCCCTATAAATTTAAAATGTTTATGGGATTTTTCATATTGTTTCATTATTTTAGTTATATCTACACTAGAGAGCCACGTATTAGGCTTTGATGACCAAGTTTCGGGAGAAAACGGCTTAAATATTTCTTTTATTAATAATTCTTTATTATTAACTTTACTTAATGGTGTTTTTTCTAACCAACATAATTCGTCATAGCATTGTTTATCTAATTTTTGCTTGAAAAAATTCCATATTTCTTTACTATTATTAGTCAAAATTTTGTTGCTATTATTAGCATTCCATACGTTTTTAAATAATTGCAAATTATTACGCGTATAGCAAGTATAGTCTTTTAATTCAGTGTCGACATATTTACTTTGATATGGAGAGCATTTGAGTTTGCGAAATTTACGCGTATTTTTTTTAAATTTGCGTCCTAGTTTCTTAAATGTATTATACATATTATTTTATAGTATTATTTAATATAGTAATATAAAATAAATTTTTAACTGCGTTTTTGTGGAAGTATTTTTCTTTTAGTGTTTGAGCTTTTTCTAACAACAAACAAATCTAAATTTGTTATGCATTTTTTAGCGCACATACTATTTAGTGTTGCATTATGTAAATTGAAATCATTTAAAGAGGTGTCGTCACAATAATTCGACTTGTTATTGAAGTCTTTAAGCTCTTCTTTTATAGAGTTTTTAAGCTTTTTTTCCTTTAAATGGCTTATTAAATTTAATATATATAACAAATAATAAAGCTTGTATTTCTCTCCGTTTGCTATTTTAGTGTCGTCGCTATTGCTATTGCTATTTTCTATGAGTTTTTCTAAAGTTGTTGCATTATATTTAATTATTTGATCTTTGTAAGTGGCTATGTTTTCTTCTATATTAGTATAAATGTCTTTTAATAAATAATTAGTGCTGAGCAATTGATCTAATTTATTTGTTCTAAAACACGGATTATGATTTTGGTTTGCAAAATAGCGTATATCAATATTGTTTATTGCTAGGTCTGCTTTTTGCTTGTCTAAAGTTTCTTCTTTTAATCTCTCGACTTCTTTTAATCTCTCGACTTCTAAGTTTTCTTTTTCTTGCTCTTTATTTTCAATTAAATCTATACTTACAACTTTTAATTGTTTTGATTTTTTCTTATTTTCTTTAGTTTCCTTTTTTTCTTTAGTTTCCTTTTTTTCTTTTAATGTGGTGCCAGTATTAAGCATTTTATTATAAATTTATTTTATATTTTTTAATTGAACTCGTGTTGAATTATAAAATAATTCGTTGCCAATTGTTGAAAATCTATTTGGATTAAAGTCTTGAAATTGTTGTTCTCTAAATAATAAATGGCCATCTAAATTTTCATTTTTGGGTGCAAAATTAATGTTGTTTACATATAAATCACTGGTGCTAGGTGGAATATATGCTTTTTGATCCGCCTTTTGTAGAGCAAAAAACTGATTTCTCAAAGTAGACTCTCGATCTACATTGGAAGCAAACCCGCAATAATGCATTTTTCTAGTTCCAGGAAAGAAAACAGAACTAGTATCATAATTATTATAATTTACTATAGGTTCTACTGATTTTACTAGTGGAGCAACAGTCGGCATAAATGTATATTTAGTATTTACTGGCCTAAATGAAAAGTTCATTGTTAGTCCACCTGATGGATAGTTTCTACTAGAAATTTCACTATTTATAAAATTTTGCTTTTCAAAGTTAGCCAGCTTTATATTGTAAACATCATTATCAATAGTTACACTCATTATTAATAATAATATATATATTTATAAAAATAATATAATCTAAATAAATAATATAATTTAAAGCTTAAAAGAAAACTGCAAAAAAAAAAACCTATATAATTTATAACATTAGCTCTATATTGTTTTCTATAATTAACTAACGCTTAACGCCGTTTAATATTATAATTTAAATAATATTTAAAATCATTTAAATTATGCTTATGTTGCATTTTGTTAGTAAGCATTAGTGCCTTATATTCTCTTGCTAAACAACGCTTAGCATCACGTTGCTCCTTCTTAAATTGACTAAGCCTATTTTTCTCTTGTGTCTTTAAATAGTTTATGTCAAACATATTTGACATAAGATTATGATTAGACAGCAAGCTCATTAACACAAGCGCTGATGTTGCCATATTAACTTAATAATAAATAATAAATAATAGCAAAATAAGAAATCAATTTTTTTTATGCAATTAAATAAACTTTATTGTGAGCGTCTTCTATAATAACGCGAATGTCGTGACCCGCTTTTATACCCTTGAGCAGTAAACTGACTTAATGGGACGTTGCTTAGTCCACGCTCAAGATTTGTATTTATATAAGATTGAAATTTCCACGCATCAGGCACCGCTAATTCTTGTAATTGTGAAATAGGTGTTTGTAATTTATTCAAAGTATGCCAACTAAAGGTGTGAATTTGATTAGTTAAATGTTCAAATAACTTTCTGCACACTTCAGGATCATTTTTAATAAGATGAACTACTTTTTCTTGCATATAGGGGTTATCTGATACACTAACTAATAATTGTTTAAGCTGATAACCGGAGAGATGACTAATGCTAACGCCTTTACCTTTACCTAAACGACCCTTGTAAGCTAGTCTTTGTGTTTTACTTCTATTGCCATTTTTTCTACGATTAACTGTTTTTTTACGCATTTATTATTATTAGTATATACTAATTATATTAATATATTCTAATATATTAATATATTAATTATAAACAAATATAAAATATATCACTCTTATAATACTAATTTCTTTTTACTTTTTTACTTTTTATTCTTTTTATTCTTTTTTTTCCTGCTAACGTTGACAGTTTACGAGTACGAGTAATAGCACGAGTAATAGTACGAGTAATAGTACGAGGAACTATTTTACTTAAAATACGATTAAAAACACTCTTATGTGAAGGTATGGATATTGTTCCGATTAATTGTTTATCAGATTTATATGTATTAAGAATGTTTGTTTCAGGATGTGTAGTAAATTCAAATAAAACAAAATCACTTTTCCGTTCAAGTGATGATAAAGTTTTCATTTCGAAACCTTTACTTTCATTATAAGTATATTCAAAAATTTTTAATGGTTCATTCATAATTTTTATAATGGCACTTACTAAACCTTTAATATTTTCATTTATTTCATTAGGAAACCTAAATGATTTCTTTTCAAATATTTCAGCAATATTGCATCTTGACAATAATATTAGTTTTGTTAGTAAAAATAAAGTAAAGGTCATTTTATGATCATTTTTTTCCGATTGTATAATATTATTATATATTTCAGTAGCATAATCTGGATTACTAATAATAATATCTATAATAGTGTTCATCATTTCAACACTTTCTTCAAAGTTCTTTAAAATGTCTTCTAATTCTATTATAACTTGTTTTCGTTGTTTTTCTAATATTGTTTTTATATAAGTCAATCCTTTTTTATCAATAGCTCCAACTTCTATACCTTCTATATCCCAAGGATAAATATAAGAATACATTTCATTATATCTTTGAACATATTTTTTCTTGTTTTCTCTATAGTCTGTATTGTATTTTTCTAAATAATGCTCTTCATCTTCTAATCTTTTAATACAATCGTCAAAATTTGTTAAAAATTTTCCAACTTCAACTCGTGTACCTTTATTTTCATAATAATTTTTATATGTATTGTTCTTTTGCCATACTTCATTATTACAGTGGTTTTTTATTGTTTCATATCTATCACAATATAATGTTGATGCGTAGTGTTCAGGTGATTCTTGTGGTGAATTTTGCCTAGTTATACCATGTTCTATGTCTAGGATTGCATCTCTAAGTGTGCCACGTAAAAATTTGTTACTTTTTTCTCTATTTTCGTTAAATTTATTAAAACAATCAGTACTACTAAAACTTGTTATCCAAAACATTAAATTTATAACTGATGAACCGTATAAGAATTTTGCTAATTTATTTCTATTTTTATAACTGAATACAATAGCAGGAGCACCTAACCATGTAATTCTTTCTATTTTAGGTTGTTTTGCTCGATGCTCAAAATATTCTTTATATGTATTTACATCTTTAAAAGTCGTTGTATCAAATCCTCTATCATACACTTGTGATGCAATAGTTACATTTTTATCATCTAATATTAAAGTTGATGATAATGCAATCCATTCTCTTATTGGTTGATTTGGAGTTATTGAAAATCCTTTAAATATTTCACTTATAAATTTATCAATAAATATTTCACCACTTATTGTCATAGTAAGTGCTCTTACAAGTTTGTAATTAGAATTTTCAAGTGCATTAGTATTAATTCCCGAATACTGTCTAAATAATGATGGCTTTATGCTAGCCATAGTACATATTAAAATATGTAGATATTATATTCTAATATCTACATATTAAAATATGTAGATATTATATTCTAATATATGAAAAAAAATATATTAATAAATCTATTAGTTTTCAATACCTGTTTTATCATTAGTAAACCAAATCATTTTAATAGTAGCTATATTAGTTCTAATAATTTTATACGATATGCTTAAAGCATAAAAACTTATTAATTTATAATAGTCTTCTTTTATTATCCAATTTAATACTTCATAATAATTATTATAGTTATATGAAATAAGCACTATGTTCGGTATAAAATGCTGAATTTCTTTATGTCCAATAGTTTCAAGCTCTGCCCACTTTTCATTTTTTCCAAATAATTCATAATTATAATTGTCCAATATATATTCATCCATAGTTAAATAAATGTTATTAGAATAATTATACAAATCCAAATATTTCGTTATATTAGTCTCGCTCATAACAATAAGCTCTACGCTTTTTTTAACACTAGCAATTAAATCATTAGCTTTGAGCATTTTTCTGTTACCATAAACATATATTGACTTAGTCAATTTTTTTATCATTCTTTATCATTCTTT